CCTACGATCATTACTCCGAATGATTTAATTGGAAGAAGCATAATCGTTTTTGACGAGATTGAGAAAGCCCATCCGGATATATGGAAGCTCCTACTTGGAGTAATGGATACCGGTAAATTGAGAGTTAGGGCAGGAAGTAGATATGGAGCAGAGGAGATAGACCTAGATTTCACCAGCTCATACATCATCTTTACCTCAAATGTAGGAGCTAAGGAGGTCAATAAGAAAAGGGGTAAGTTGGGATTCATCAAGGAGGAAGAGAAGCAGTCCGGTAATCCAGCGATGGGAGCAGTCCTTGAGAAGTTCTCCAATATCCCTGAGTTCTTAGGTAGGATGGATGAGTTTATCGTTTTCAAGCACCTAGACGCAGAATGCTACAAGAAGATAATGTGGAAGTTTATTGACAGGAAGAATATGGACAACTCTTGTAGGGTAAAGGGATTCCCATTCTTGACGGTCAGTAGCGAGCTGGCGGATTATCTAACCGACCTGTCGGTAGGTAAGGGTAGCTTTGGAGCCAGAGATATGAAGCATACCCTAGACGCTACCCTATTCCACTCCCTATCCAATGTAATAGGTAAAGCACCATTGGGATCCTGTGTTGTAGGCGATTTGGAAAACGGCAAGATTATATTCTATGTGCTTGAACCTCCAGTCCCATTGTTACCAGAAGTCATCCCTTCGGATGAGCCACAAATAGAATGAAAGAGTGTCTTGGGTGTCTCATCAAGTGCTACACCAAAGACGAACAAAACGGAGATTGTTTCACGCTTACCTTTGAGGAAATGGCCGTCATGTTTAAGAATCCAAGTGAAGAGTTGCTGGACCATTTATTGTTGTTGGAGGGTAAGAGCCGGGAAGATCAGTTAGAGGCTATCGGTAGCATCCTTCTTTGAAGCATGGAGGAAGAGAAACAAGAGGAAACTGTAAGCGAATAGGGTTACGATGGAGTTGAATAAAAGAAACCGAGTATCAACTACCAGAGCGTTACTAACATTGGAGAAGAAGGTGAGAGTATTGAAGTAGAGGAATATCAACTGATCTATGATCGCCGCTAGTAGAATCACCATCATGGCTATCCGGTAAGGTCTCAGGCCATTGATGAAGTGTAGCTTGTCGATAAAGGTCTTGGTAACAGATACCAAGATAAGTATTAGAGGAAACAGGCTTATCAGTCTCATGAGACCGGAAAGTAATACCGGTAAGTGTCCGTGCTGGATGTGGAAGATAGTCAGTTCAATTATTTGGTTCATTTTTTTCTACTACATCCTTTATACCCTTAATAACAATCTCAACCGATCCGGATTCTATGATGAATTTTAATTCCTGATTGAGCTTCATTATCTCCGTTTTCTGTTTATCGACAGCCTTAGCCGCAGAGAATCTCGCCTCAGCTATGGCCTCATCAATCGGGCTTGGCTTCTTCTTAAATATTTTGGTAATGAAGTTACACATCTCTTTTTGCTTGTGTTAGTAAATCAAGCATTCTTTGGATAGATATCCGGATCTCTGTTAGAGCTTGGACATTTGACATATTACCGTTCTGCCAGTCCTTCAGCCTCTCCAGTTTTTCGTTGTTTAGTTGCTTGTACTGGTAAACGACAACTGCTCCCAAGATTACGACTATGGCACCCAATAGTCCAGTTTGTAAGAGTGTAGATATAGCTGAATCTATGGGCATAAATTAATTCTATCATCTCGATGGTAAGATGAAGAGTGATAGAAATAACCTTATCCGAGTACCGGAAAGTAATTGGCAAGAAAAGTAAGTATGGAGCAAAAATCACCGTTTGTAGCCAAAAACACACCCATGATAGCAAAAAGGAGGCACTACGATGCTCTGAATTGACACTCATGGAGAGAGGCCGATTGATTAGTCATCTCAAACAGCAACCTAAATTTGTTTTGCTAAAAGGATTTTGGTGTAGGCATAATAAGATCCGGCCCATCTGTTACTTCGCAGACTTCTCCTACAAGATGAAGGGAGAGCTAATAATTGAGGATGTGAAAGGGAAGAGGACAGCCGTTTACCTGATGAAGAAGAAGATGTTACTGAATCAGATCAAGAACCGGAAACACACCCGATTCATAGAAACATAGCATAGTCTATACTTAAAATATATTAGTTATCGGAACAACCGAAACAAAAATGGCTACGATACGACAACAAATAGCAGTACAAAAACTGTCCGAAATAGTCCGAAAAAGCAAGGGACAAAAGAATATCACGATGGGTAAGATCATGAGAGCGGCAGGATTTTCTGAGGAATCATCACTTAAACCAAAAAGACTAACCGAGAGCAAAGGCTTCAGGGAACTATTTGACAAGCTCATACCGGATTCTCTATTGACTGAAAGGCATGAACAGCTATTGGGTGCGGTGGAACTGGACAGTTACCGGATGGATGCCAAGTTGAGCGATGAAGAGATCGAGAAGATGGTGGAGGCTACAAAAGGATTCAAGGTTAGAAAGATACTCAGAACCAAGGGAGAACCAACAGTTCTAGTATATTTTTGGAGACCGGACAACATGGCAAGAGATCGTGCCTTGGACAAGGGATACAAGATAAAAGGACACTATGCCGCAGAGAAGCAGGAGATAGAGGGGACTATTACCACCGTCAATGTAGTCAAATATGGAGCCAAAAAGGAGTGAGATCACCCTACCTTATCAGTTCGAACCAAGAGATTACCAATTACCGGTAGTTGAGGCTTTAGATAATGGATTCAAGAGAGCGGTGTGGGTAGCACATAGGCGTTCCGGTAAGGACAAGACCATGATTAACTTTGTGGCAAAGTCCATGTATGAGAGGGTAGGTGCCTATTACTATGTGTTCCCGACCTACAAACAGGCCAAGAAGGTTATCTGGAACGGAATGGACCGGAGTGGATTCAAATTTACCGATCACTTCCCCAAGGAGTTAAGACGGCGCACCGACAATGGGGAAATGTTGATTGAGACAAAGAACAACTCGATCTTTCAGTTGATAGGCTCAGACCATATTGATTCACTCATGGGAGCCAATCCTGTTGGTGTTGTGTTTAGCGAGTGGTCCCTTCAGAATCCGGCGGCATGGGATTATCTTCGACCTATCCTAGCCGAGAATGGCGGTTGGGCCGCTTTCATCTACACTCCTAGAGGAAAGAATCATGGCTTCACCACACTTCAGACGGCCAGAGCCTTTCCGGATCAATGGTATTCACTTGTCTCAACGGTAGAAGATACCAAGGCTATTCCTTGGGATGTACTGGCACAGGAGCGAGAAGAGATACTCAGGAAGGATCCATCAGGTGCTTTATACGAGCAGGAGTATATGTGTTCATTTGAAGTACCGATTCAGGGTTCTTACTTCGGTAATCAAATGCTGGATGCCGATAGAGAGGGCAGAATAACGAGTGTTCCATATGATATGAACACTTTTGTGAATACGGCATGGGATTTAGGTATGGATGAT